CTGTGGAAATGCATCATTCGTTACAGATCCTGAAACACCAACTAACCCATACTTTAGACTTTTCGCTCGTAAGTTTACCTTATTAGTACAAGGAGGATTTGACGGATGGGACATCTATAGAGAAAGTAGAACAAATACAGATGAGTTCTCACTTGGTAGAAGAGGTTTCTTAAGAGGAGCATGTCCATCAACACTTTATCCTTCTGCAACAGGTTGGGGAGCGTTTAAACAAATATCAATTGGTGACGGAACAATGGCATTTGCTAACACCGACTACTACGCATATTTGTTAGGACAACAAACATTCGCTAACCCTGAGGCAACAAACATCAACGTATTCGTAACACCAGGTATTGATTATGTGAATAACAGTAACTTGGTTGAAGATGCGGTTAATATGATTACATTCAACAGAGCTGACTCTTTGTATATCACAACAACCCCTGACTACGATATGTTCTTACCAACAACAACAGGAAATGACGGATTGATTTACCCAACTGAAGCGGTAGATAACTTATACAACACAGGTATTGACTCTAACTACACTTGTACTTACTACCCTTGGGTATTGACAAGAGATAGTGTAAACAATACTCAGGTTTATATTCCACCAACAGCACAAGTAACAAGAAACTTGGCGTTAACCGACAACATCGCATTCCCTTGGTTCGCGGCAGCAGGTTACACTCGTGGTATTGTTAACTGTATTAAAGCACGTAAGAAGTTGACACAAGAAGATAGAGACATTCTTTACAACGGTAGAATTAACCCAATCGCAACCTTCTCTGATGTTGGTACTGTAATTTGGGGTAATAAAACGTTACAAGTTAGAGAATCTGCTCTTGACAGAATTAACGTAAGAAGATTGTTATTACAAGCTCGTAAATTGATATCTGCAGTATCTGTAAGGTTGTTGTTTGAACAAAACGACGCACAGGTAAGACAAGACTTCTTAAATGCGGTGAACCCAATCTTAGATGCGATTAGAAGAGACAGAGGTCTTTATGACTTTAGAGTAACAGTTTCTAATGATCCTGAAGATTTAGATAGAAATCAAATGACAGGTAAGATTTACATCAAACCAACAAGGTCACTTGAGTTCATTGACATTACATTCTACATTACTCCTACGGGAGCATCGTTTGAGAATATATAAGTTGGTTTATTATTCAAACATAAAGGGGGACGAAAGTTCCCCTTTTTTTATTTTACTAGATATTTATTATTATGAATTATAAAAAAGTAGTACGAGAAATACTGAGTGAGATTATTCACGATCAGATGAAACCTACGATGAAGTATTATGCTTTTGACTGGGATGACAATTTAATGTACATGCCAACCAAGATTTATTTGAAAGACGATAAAGGAAAAACAGTTGGTATGTCTACCGAAGATTTTGCGGAACACAGAACTGAAATTGGTAAAGAACCTTTTAAATATGAAGGACACACCATAGTAGGTTTTGACGACGAAGCGTTTAGAGACTTTAAAATCCCCGGTGATAAAGCATTCGTAAAAGATGCGATGACAGCTGAAACGGGTCCTGCATGGAGTGACTTTGTTGAGGCGGTTAATAATGGGTCTGTTTTCTCAATCATCACAGCAAGGGGACATACCCCTTCAGTTCTTAAACAATCAATTTATAATTTAATTAAACAAAACAAACACGGATTGTCTTCAAAAGAATTGGTTAAGAACCTTAGAAAATATAGAGAATTAGCGGATGAAGAAGATTTATCTGATGATGAATTAATAAGAGCTTATTTAGATATGTGTAAATATCATCCTGTTACTTTTGGTGAAGGTTCTGCTGCGAACCCTGAAGAATTAAAAGTTAAGGCTATGCAAGAATTTATGATGTATGTTAGACACCTTTCACAACAATTACAAGAGAAGGCATTTATGAAGAACAAAATTAGTAATTATTTTACACCATATATTGGTTTTTCAGATGATGACTTAAGAAATGTACAAACAATGAGAAAGCATTTTCCAGATAAAGATGATTTAAAGATTTATGCTACATCAAAACAAGGTAAAGAAGAATATTAATAATTAGTTAAAACTAGTTCTAGTAAGAGTATATCTGGAAAAAAAATGGAAGTAAATAGAAAAAAATTTTCTTTGATATATTTATAATAAAAAAATAAACAAAAATTAAAACAAAAAAATAGTATGGCTGATTTGTTAATGAAAATGCCGATACCTTACGAACCAAAAAGGGAGAACCGATGGATCTTAAGATTTCCTTCATCACTTGGTATTAACGAGTGGTATGTTGAGACATTTGCTCGACCTAAATTAACCATTGCTTCAACCGAAATACAGTTTTTGAATACTTCAACTTATGTTGCTGGTAGATTTAAATGGGAACCACTTTCAGTTAAGTTCCGTGATCCAATCGGGCCTTCAGCTTCACAAGCGGTTATGGAATGGATTCGTTTATGTGCGGAGTCAGTAACAGGTCGTATGGGTTATGCTGCGGGTTACAAGAAAAATGTTGACCTTGAGATGTTAGACCCAACAGGAGTTGTCGTTGAGAAGTGGATTATAGAAGGAGCTTTCCTTACAGGATACGATGGGGGTTCTTTATCTTATAGTTCGGATGCTATTGCAGGTATTACTTGTGGTATCCAAATGGATAGATGTATATTGGTATACTAAAAAAAATAACATTAAATTATTTATAAGACCGTAGGCTTTACTAGTCACGGTCTTTTTTTATTTTTAATTATAAAATAGTAACTCATGGAACAAGACGCATACGCTGCTGGTCAGGCAGAATTTAATTTACCACACGATGTTGTATCATTACCTTCTCAGGGTATTTTTTACAAATCTAAAAAGAAATCAATAAAAGTTGGTTATTTAACTGCCGCAGATGAAAATATTTTATCTGACATTGATTCAAGAAAAAACATTAATGAAGGCATTATTCTACCATTATTAAGAAATAAAATATTTGAAAAGGATTTAAGACCCGAAGAACTTTTAGATGGTGATATTGAGGCAATCTTAATTTTCTTAAGAAATACATCATTTGGTCCTGAATATAGTGTTAAAATTACGGATCCAAAAACAGATGAGGTATTCACTGCATCAATTCTATTAGATGAGTTAAACTACAAAAAAACAAATGAAAAACCTTTAGACGACGGTACATTTGAGACGACACTTCCTGTGAGTAAAAGAAAGGTTAAATTAAAACTTTTAAATATGGTAGATAGGCTTGAAGTAGAACAAATAATTAAATCTTATCCTTCTGAAAGAACAGCCCCTACCGTTACCACAAAATTATTGAAACACATTGTATCACTTGATGGTGATGATGACAGACTGAAAATTGCAACTTTTGTTGAGCAGATGCCAATCGCCGATTCAAAATACATTAGACGATTTGTTTATGACAATGAACCGAGACTAGATCTATCAAAAGAAGTAATTACCCCGTCAGGAGAAAAAGCAGTCGTTGAGATTGGTTTTGGGGTTGAATTTTTTCGGCCTTTCTTATCAATATAAGGCAACAATATTAGACGAATTTTATTATTTCTCAAAAATATTCAGAACTCAATATTCTGAGTTTATGTCTATGCCTACTTATGTCCGTAAGTATTTGATTGGAAAATTTGTGGAGGAAACCCAAAACCAAAAATAAAATATTTATTGTATAAAGAATTACTATGGCTAAGGAGGATGAGTTACTAAAACAAATTGATGAGTACAAAAAACAAACCAAAAGTTTAACTGATCAAGTTAATAGTTTAAAGGGTACAATAGATAAAAGTACTAAAGATGCAACTCAAAGTGCTATAAATGATACTTTAAGTTGGGATTTAAGACTTAACAATCTTGGTAAAATCGCAGATAATGCAGGAAGTTCATTAAAAGGTGCTTTTGATTTCATATCTGAGGGTAGCGGAAAAGCGTTTGGTGAGTTAGATACTTTAGGTACTGAAATACAACAAAGTTTTGGTGTCTCAAAAGAGAGACTTGATGAATTTAGATTTTCTATTGCTGAAACAACTCCAGAATTAGTAAAAATGGGTCTTGAACAAGACACTGCTGTTAAAAGTTTTACCGCAATTGCAAAAAGTTTAGGTACTGCGGCTAGTATTGGAAATGAGGCAATCATTGAGATGTCCGCGGCGGCAAAACTTACAGGTCAAGATGTTGGAGCGTTAGCCAGTAGTTTCAGAGAAGTTGGAGTTTCAATTTACGACGTTGGTGATCAAATGAAAGATGTTGCTAATTACGCTAAAAGTGTTGGGGTATCTGTAAAAGCGGTTTCAGATGGTGTTGTTCAAAACTTAGGTAAAATGAACCTTTATAATTTTGAAGGTGGTATTAAAGGTTTAACATCAATGGCTGCTCAAGCGTCAAGGTTAGGCATAAATATGGATAAAGTATTTAATTTATCTGAAAAACTTATGAATCCTGAACAGGCAATTGACATGTCTGCGGCATTACAAAGATTAGGTGTTACATCAAGTGCGTTATTGGATCCGTTAAAGGCTATGGATTTAGCTCAAAACGACCCCGAACAATTACAAAAAGAAATGGTAAATATTTCAAAAGAGTTTACCAAGTTTAATGAGGCTAGTGGTAAAATGGAAATTATGCCAGGGGCAAAACGTAGATTACGAGAGGTTGCTCATGAATTGGGTCTTGAAGCCGATGAACTTGCAAGAATGTCAATTAATGCTGCAGACTTTGATAAGAAAATGTCTCAAATTGAATTTCCTGAATTAGCAAAAGATAAAGAAACAAAAGAATTGATTGCGTCAATGGCCCAACTTAAAGACGGTAAGGCAATGATTAACATTAAAAATGAACAAACAGGTGAGGTTGAACTTAAACAAGTGGGTCAACTTACAGGGAAAGACATTGAAAGTTTAAAAATGTCTCAAGAAGAATCTGGTAAAAGTGTTGAACAATTAGCTATTGAACAACTTGATGAGTTAAAACAAATTAAAGGTTTGATGGATGGTACATTAAAAGCTGCCGAATATGGTAAAGCAACTACACCAGCATTAAGTAAATTATTTTATGGGCTTAAAGGTGTTGAAAAAAGTGTAGCACAAAGAACGTCTGATGAGGTTACCACTAAAGGAGTTAGAAAAACAGTTGGTGGTTTAACTCAACCGGTTGAGGATTTAGCGGTTGCGACATTTAAGGGTGATGCTGTTGGGCAAGCAGCTTCTTTAGAAAAATTAGTAACAAACGCTTCAGACCTTTCAGCTAAAGGTGTTGCAATGTTAGAGTCAATTGCGAACGGGGTATTAAAAGATACTAAAGATATTTTAGCAAAGGCATATATGGAAAAACCTACAACAAAAACTGAACTTACAATAAATGCTAATGTTAAAGTTGAAGGTGATGCAAATACAAAAAATATGAATAAAGAAGAAATAACAAACGCCGTATTACAGGGGATACAAAACCCAACCTCAGCAAA